CAAAGGTGGTAAGCAGTATAAAAAGTTATGGGAAGATTCTGATCCGTGTATGCGTAACGCCAACGGAAGAACTGTGTCTGGATTGTATAGACTGTTTATCCCAGCTTATGATGCGCTAGAAGGGTTCTTTGATATTCACGGAGATCCTGTTATAGAAGATCCTAAGTCTCCAATAGACGGTATCGATGGGGAGGCTGTAGCTTTTGGATCTAAGACTTTTTTAAAAAACGAGAGGTCTGCTATGAAGACTGACGCTAGGGAGCTTAATGAGTTTATACGTCAGTTCCCGTTTTCTCCTGAAGAAGCTTTTAGAGATAGTATAGAGGGCAGCCTATTTAATATAGGAAAGATTTATGAGCAAATAGAAAACAATGACAACTTATATCCTAACCCTGTTGTTCAAGGAAACTTTGTTTGGGTAGATGGAAAGCGTGACGGGAGGGTTGCATTTAGGCCTATGGCTGACGGAAGGTGGAGGGTAGCTTGGATGCCTCCAGCAGAAATGCAGAACAAAAGAATTTACGAAAGAGGAAAGCTTGTTGCACCAAACCATGCTTTTGGTTGCGGAGGTGTTGACTCCTACGATCTTGATGCTACTGTTGATGGGAGGGGCTCTAAAGGTGCATGCCATTTGTTTAACAAGTTTAATATGGTGCATCCTTCTAATATGTTTGTTGCAGAATATATGAGCCGACCACCTATGGCCAAGATTTTTTATGAGGATATACTTATGGCTTCTTTCTTTTACGGATATCCATTACTTATAGAAAATAATAAATATGGGATCGTTAGATATTTTGAAGAACGTGGTTATGACGGTTATGTATTGGATAGACCAGATCACTTAAAATCATCTAGTTACAGTAGTAACGTTAAAACAAAAGGCATCCCGTCTAACTCACAAGATGTACTCCAAGCTCATGCTCAAGCTGTAGAAGATTATATCCATCAACATGTGGGGTATAATGAGGAAGGGGATATGGGAAGGATGTATTTCAACCGCACGTTAGAAGACTGGATAGGTTTTAAAATAAACGATAGAACAAAGTATGACCTTACGATAAGTTCTGGCCTGGCTTTGCTCGCTTCTCAAAAGGTAGAGAAGAAAATAAAACGCACTAATTTTGAAGAGAAAACTTTTTTCAGAAAATACAAATACAACTCTTCGGGCCCCTCAATTCTAAAAAAGTGAAAAACAGTATATTTGCAGATATGACAACTGAAGCATAATGGAGTACGGACAAAGTAAAGGAACATACGGCAACTTCCCAGATCCATTTGCAAGTCCCATAGAAAAGGCTTCAAATGAATACGGACTAAAATACGCTAAAGCTATCCACGGGCAGTGGGGCTCTGGTGAAGACTCTTCATCACTACTAAATCGTAGGATGTATGAGTTTGAAAAAAATAGAGACTACGCTAACGGAACGCAGGACACTTCTATCTATAAACAAATACTTAACTCTCTGGATCCTAACAATGGTGACGGAACGTTACTTAACATAGACTGGTCTCCTGTACCTATCGTGCCTAAGTTTGTAAAGGTCGTTGTAAACAGAATACTTTCCCGTAAACCGTACCCTGCTGTCGAAGCTATAGATCCTATATCTAAGCAAGAAAAAGAAATGCAGAAGGCTAAGATAAACTCTACAATAAAAAACAAAACAGAGTTTGCAGAGGCTAAGCAGCTTGGATTAACTATGGAGCTTGATCCAGAAAGCGTACCAGATACTACTGAGGAAGCAGAAATATTCTTAGACGAAAACATAAAAACTAGCGCAGAGATAGCAGCGCAGTTGGCTACGTCTCTAACTTTAGATTGGAATGATTTCGATGAGCATATATATAGACGCTCTGTCAATGATCTTGTCACGTGCGGTATAGGTGTTGTAAAAAGAAATAACGATCCTAACTACGGTATTACTGAAGAGTATGTAGATCCTTCATTCTTCGTACATAGCTATACTGAAGATCCCAATATGAATGACATCGTTTATGCAGGTCATGTAAAGCGTATGTCTATTATGGATCTAAAGCGTATGGCTGGCGACGAGTTTACAGAAAAGGAGTATGAAGAAATGGCGCAGAAGGTTATGCATAAAAGCTATAACGATTCTGGTAAGTTTGCTAGCGGAGGTTACGACAGAAGTGGTAGAAAGATGACGTATGGATATGACGATTACCTTATCGATGTTTTACAGTTTGAGTTTAAAAGCGTAGACGAAGTTTTCTATGAGAGTAAAGAATCTCAGTTTGGCAATGTAGGATTTTACTTCAAGGGCAGTGAGTACAAGCCAGTTTCTGATTCTGTATACAACAGGCAGCCATATAAGATGGATGTAGAAACGATATACGGAGGGTGCTATATTGTAGATAGCGGTAGGTTGTTTAACTACGGTCAACAAAAGAACATTCCTAAAAATGTTCATGATATATCTAAGTGTACACTTTCTTATAGTATAGCCTGCACAAATATTAGGAGAATGATGCCTAAGTCTTTGGTAGGTAGCGTTACTGGATTTGCTGATCAACTACAATTAACACATTGCAAGATCCAACAAGCTATTGCTAAAGCTAAGCCTGATGGATTGATTATAGATATAGAAGGTTTAGAAAACGTGCAGCTAGGTAGGGGTGGTGAGCTTAGTCCTTTAGAGATTCAAGATATATACGAGCAGACAGGTATTATGTACTATCGCTCTAAGAATCCAGAGGGAGGTTTCCAAAACCCACCGATACGTTCTATAGAAAATCAGATAAGAAACATAAACTCTTTTATTAGTTTATACAATCACTACCTACGTATGATTCGTGACGCCACTGGTGTTAACGAAGTTATGGATGCTTCTACTCCAAAAGGTGACGCTCTTGTTGGTGTTCAGCAGCAGGCTATCGCTGCAGGTAATAACGCATTGTACGATATTACTAACGCATCCCTTGTTTTATATAAGAAGGTATGCTCTGATATTGTTAAGTGTTTACAGATTATTCCAGAAGAATCTATTCTTTATGGGGTATATGAAAAAGCTATAGGTAAACACAGTATGGAAATCCTTACGTCATTTAAGGATTTACCTATGTACAACTTCGGTGTACAGGTTGTTAAAACTATGTCTGATGATGACCGCATCTTCTTAGAGCAAAATCTTCAAGCTTCTTTAGCTCAGAAAGAAATAGATCTAGAGGACGCTATGGCTGTACGTCAGTTAAAGGATATCGATCAAGCTCAAAAGCTTCTTATCGTAAGAAGAAAGAGAAGGATAAAAATGCTTCAGCAGCAGCAGCAGCAAAACATACAGGCTCAGTCTCAAGCTAACGCTCAAGCAGCTCAAGCTGCTTCTCAAGCTAAGCAGCAAGAGATGCAGATGCAGGCTCAGCTCGAAGCACAAAAAATACAACTTAAAGGTCAGGTAGACGTTCAGGTAGCTCAGGCTATGCATCAGATGAGTATGCAGCTAGAGCAGTTAAAGGCTCAGATGGTTGGGGGAACTCGCTCTGGGGAGCAGATGTTTAGAGAGAAGCTCGAAACAATGAAGGACGATAGAAAAGACCAAAGGGTAAAGAAGCAAGCTGTAGAGCAATCTAAACTTATCTCTCAAAGAAAAGGTGAGCGTGCTCCCTTAGCAGATGTAGAGTCTGACAATCAAGATATACAAAACTTTTTACAATCAATGATATGAGTTCAGTAGTAAACCTCGATGTATCCAAAAGATTAGATATCACCTGCAGAAAGGGCGATACGTTTAATCTTGTTATAAATGTTACTGACGCTGCTGGCGCAGCAGTAGATCTTACTACGTACTCTTTTAAAATGGAGGTGCGTGCTACAGATACTTCTGAGGATTCTGTTATAACAAATGATCAGTTGACCATTACTGGAACATCTGGCGGTGTTATTACAATTACTATTCCAGCAAACATTATGGCTGGTATTACTAGCGGATTGTACACGTACGATCTACAAACGATAGTAGCTGGTGTAACTCAAACATGGCTTCAAGGTGTGTTGCAAGTAAATGAGGATGTTACAGTATGAGCGATATAAACTTAAGCATATCGACAGGCACTAATGTGCTCACTCAGGCCGTAGGCAGTGATGAGGTAAACTTAGCTTTATCTAGCACTACCAATGTGCATACTACAGCTATACAAACACAAAATACTATTTCTATAGATCTTGTTGGTTCTGTTACTCCAACAAGTTTATTAGGCCTTACCGATGTAAATGCGTCGTCTATTACGAATACTCAAATTTTACAATTTGACTCTTCTAGTGATACTTTTATAGCTTCTGACTTTGATTTAAATGCTTTGACTGATGTAACAATATCTTCTATTGCGAATAATCAAGTGTTGGCTTATGATGCTACGTCAGGAAATTTTGTTAACGTAAGCTTAGACTCAGACTCTTTCAATATAGACGCCTCTGAGATAGCTATAAACCTAGGTAGCGGTTTTGCAGGTAGGCTTGTTACAGTAAATGCTGACGGTACTTTAAACGCTGAGACTAAGGCTCTTTGGGATACAGCAGGCGGTGAAGCTTTGCAATTAATAAGCCTCGATCAAGGTGAGCCTGGTATAATTTTAGATAACCGCAACTCAGCAAGCGAAAACCCTTCTTATATTCGTTTTAGAAAGGACAAGGGTGCTGCTGGAGCTGATGGTGACGATATAGGTAAAATAGATTTTATGTCGGACGACTCAGCGCAAAGTCAAACTACGTTTGTTCAGATTCTAGGTGAGGTAGCAGTAGCAGCAGATGGTCAAGAAGGTGGTAAGCTTACTTTAAGTGTAGCTTCACATGATGCTGAAATACAACCAGGATTGGTTATTTCCGATGGTGATACTGAGGACGAGGTAGATGTTATCATAGGTAACGGTGCAGCATCCCTTACTACGGTGGCAGGGGATCTTTCAGTAACAACAGGGCTTATACTGGATAGCGTTGATGTAACCACAATACAGACTTCTGCTGAGTCATTTGCTAATAACGACACTAGCTTGATGACGTCTGCCGCTATTCAAGATCAAATTCTTGCAGATGCTCCAGCTGTAACTCTAGCTGGTACACCAGACTATATTACTATATCAGGTCAAGAGATTACAAGAAATCAAATCGACCTAACAGCTGATGTAACAGGAACGCTACCTGTTGCTAACGGCGGTACAGGCAGTACTTCTACAACATATTGTGATTTAACATCTAATGTAACAGGAGTTTTACCTGTTCCTAACGGTGGTACGGGAAGTAGTTCTCATGAGCTCAACGGCGTGTTAATTGGAGCTTCCGCAGCCGATATTACATCAACTACTAACTTTTCATGGAACAACGGTACTGGTAATATGTATGTGAAAAGCACCGACAGTGCAAAGCCAGTTGTTGAAATACAAAACCTAACAAACGACGCAACATCTTCAGAAATTTTATTTAGAAAGCTTCGTGGAGGCGTTTTAAATGATATGGTAGATGGTGATAATCTAGGTAAAATTACATTTCATGGCTTGGATGATGGATCTCCTGGCAATCAGCAATACGCAGAAATACTTGGAGATGTTCTTGACTCAGCATCTGGAGGAGAAAGGGGTAGGCTTAGGTTCAAAGTCGCTGAATTTGATGGCACTGTTACAACAGGATTACAGATCGATGGAGCAGACCAAGACGGAGAAGTTGATGTAACAATAGGAGCAGGTGCTGCTTCAACAACTACTATAGCTGGTACTCTTACCATGGGTAGTACGGCAGCTATGACAAATGCTGGTTTACTTTCTGTAGCGAATCAATCTAATGTAACTGGAGTAGGTACTATATCTTCTGGAACGTGGCAAGGTACGGCTATCGCTAGTGCTTACTTAGACGCCGACACAGCTCACTTAAGTGGTACTCAAACGTTTAGTGGAGACAAAACGTTTTCAGGTAAATGCACTATAGATTCAAGAGTATTTGATATTCCTGGAACTAACGACGGTGATCATACGGCTGGAGACGTAGTGTACTTTGGTAGCACTACAAGCATGACTGCGGGTAAGATTTATTATTTAACTAACGGCGGGCAATGGGCAGAAGCCAATGCTGGCGCTGAAGCTACAGCAACGGGTTTACTAGCTATATCTTTAGGCACGGCATCAAATACTGACGGTATGTTATTAAGGGGTATGGTTACTCCATCAGCTCCTGCAGGCACGGATGATGACGGTAAAAAAGTTTATCTAAGATCTACGGACGGAACATGTACTACGGATATACCAACAAGCAGCGGGCATTTTGTAAGAATAATAGGTTATATGCTTAGCCCCAGCTCCGACCTAATTTATTTCTGTCCTGATAACACATTTGTGAAAATAGCATAATGGGTTATATAGATAAAACATTAAGATTTACTTCTGATAAAATATATTATACAGATGAGGCATTTGGAGGGGAAATGCAGGTTATGATGTCTTGGGAAGATCCTATAATGAAAGCCTCTGCTGACTATGTATGTGAAGGGGGTGGAGATATATTAGAGATAGGTTTTGGTATGGGTATATCTGCTGGGCATATTCAAGCTAATTCTATATCATCTCACACTATAGTAGAAAACCACCCTCAAGTTATAGAAAAAGCTAAGGCTTGGGCTGCAGATAAACCTAATGTCACCATAGTAGAGGGAGACTGGTATGAAGTAAAAGATTCTTTGTCTACTTACGATGGAGTATTTTACGATACATGGGGGGAAGATGACTGGAGTTTATTTGCTATTGTTATACCGTCATTATGTAAGTCTGGAGCAAAAGTTACATGGTGGAATGCAAATACTTCTGCTAATACTATTCATAACATAGATAATGTTTTATACGAAAGTATTTCTGTAAACCCTGATTCTAATATGTATTTTAACTCGACTACATATTACCTCCCTAAAAAAGTATTTTAAATGCCTACTATAAACTTAAATAAAGGTGGTAGGATTATAGGTACAGTAGACTCATCTCAAGCAGCAGCTAGAGATGAAGCCTCTGGTACATCTACAGCACAAGGCACAGCTCAAATTAGTGCTGTTCAATACTTTAAAAACACAGGTAGAGGTGCAGGTACATTTAGATATATAAGATCTTTTTTACAATTTGATTCATCATCTATTACATCTGCAGTAGGTGCTGCTGTTTTAAATATAGAGAGTGAAGGTACATCTGACACTGCTGATGTTATAGTTTGTGCAAGTGATGCTTTTGGTGGGGCAAGTGATGATCTTATAAATGACGATTTTAATAATGTAGATTTTACTACTGCATATTCGAGTCAAGTTTCTACTTGGAATGATAACGGAGCAAATAATGCTATTACATTAAATGCGGCAGCTCGTACAGCTATTCAAAATAATAATAGTTTTATATGTGCTGTTGTAGATCATGATAGTGACTTCCAAGATACTGACAGTCTTTCTGGTAGCGGAAATACAACTGTAGGCATAGATTTTTCTGGGACAATAACTTTAGTGGTTACGTTAGCAGGATATGGTAATGATGTTAATCTAGTAGCTAGTGCTAACATAGGTGAGGTTAATGGTGTAGCTAGTGGTGATATAAGCGAAATAATAGGAGTGTAAATAAATTATATTTGTGACATGAAAAACAAATCTTACTTATTGGTTTTTTTATTTTGGGTGGTAGCATCATGTGTATTAGCTCAAGGAAGTTGGTTGGATGTGCAGGTTCAAACAGATCAGTATGCTGGGGAGACTTCTTGGGAAATACTTAATGAAGACTCTGAGGTAGTAGCAGTAAGCCCTCCATATCAGAACAATACCTTTCAAAATCACATGGTATTCCTACCATCTGGAGATTACGAGTTTGTAATGATGGATGCTTTTGGTGACGGGATATGCTGTCAGTTTGGAGAAGGGTGGTATAGGATAAGCAATACATGTGGGTTAGATACAGCAGTGTATGATTTTGATACAGCTTTAGACACTATACCTTTTACTTTAAATCCCTGCATACCTCCTCTTCCTGGATGTACTAATCCTGTTGCGAACAACTACAACCCATGGGCTAATATTGATAATGGTAGCTGCAATGTTTTTGAGTGTGACTCTACAGAGACTTTAGTGTCGATGGATCTTACTTTAGATACATGGCCTGGAGAGACTGGGTTTACATTAGTTAATATAGCGAATGGTCAACCTTATGAGCAGGTTATTCCTGGTGAGTTTGACTTTGGAGATCAGCTTGTTACGTATACTTATAATTTCTGCGTATCACTTGGTTTTGAGTTAATATTGGTAGACGAGTTTGGTGACGGATTAAACGGGTATGCTTCAGGTGGTGAGGATGGAGCTTGTATTATTACAGCTTGCGATAGCGTATTGTGGGAGCTAGAAGATTTAGCATTTACTACATTTGATG